TGATCCAATTAGAGGTACCCAAGTCCAGATAGTTGTCCATGTCAAGTCCAGTTCCTTCTGCCCATGAACGAGAAACTGGCGCCACCGTCAAATTGAAATCCTGGGGGAGCGTGAAAGGATGAGCAGCATTAAACATTCTAAGATAAAACGACACACTTCCACTAGCGGGAATAGTACCAGCCGTTCTATCGGCCGTAATGGAAGTAATCGGAAATCTTATTAAGGTTCGCGATAGTTCCTGAGATTGTCCCGTGCTACCTGATACTTGTCCATAAATTGAAAAAATTTCTAATGAATCGGCATAGCCCATATTGGAGCCGGTACCACGTGTAGTGAGGTCGGCTTCAAAGGCATTTGTAATGGTGGTGTCGATGTCCGCGACGTACCTGGCAATGGCCATTATCTTATGGATCCTTGGATATCGTTGTTAGGGAATTTTAATTCAAAAATGGTAGTTTTGTCAGCTTGAATTGCTCGTCCATCGACTGACAATTTGCTCTGAAAATCAAAGTTACTCTCGGAATAGGGGCCTCCCTGTTTCCCTATTATCTGTACGTCGAAAACATCTAAAACCCCTTTTACTTTTAATAACTCTCTATAGACATCGCTTATTAAAATTCTTTCCCCAATGTCATAAGGATTATCGGTGTAAAAGGCTGACAATCTTGTATTGGCCCGACTAATCACAGTGTATCGATTTGCATTAGCCTCTAAAGTAACTTGATATTTAATTCCAAAATTTACTATTTCGGCATCAAGAATATCGATTGTATCGTTGATCATTTTGTATTGAGTTATCCAATTCTTTAAATTACTTTTGAGCATAGAATTGGCTGCCGTCAATTTGCCACTGGTGTCTGTCGAAATTACATACAAATTTAAATTTCTCTTGAATTCCTGAAAATCCTTCAGGAGGCGAGCGCGGTAAACAGATCCAAATTTTCCAGGCATTCCGTACACCATCGCCTGATAATCTTGAGCTGTTACAGCTCGATTTTGTGTGGCAAAATAACTTCTAGTTCTTTCCCTAATCTCAGTTGAAGAGGGAAGATCAATATTTCCTATAAAAGGCTGCTCATTAGTTACTTCTAGAGAATTCACTACGCTATCACGCATAGTAGGAATGAGGGCTGTCTGATTAAGAAATCTAAAATTTACATCCTCAACCGAATTAATTGTATTGATAGCAGCATTAACATCTAGATTTGAATTAATCCTATAGGAAATCCTTAAGACCGTGTTAGAGGGCGCAACTCCAAATTTATCACTGCTTATAAGTTTGGTGGGATCAAAATCTGCATCTGTTATATAATCTCTACCATTCAAGTCCAACATTAAATGCGTTGGGTCCAGCACTGAATTACTTAACAACTCAGAATCGGAACCGTACCCAAACTGTAAAAAGGACTCAACTGCCGTCTGTTCTAAAACGAATCTCCTGCCTACGGGAACAGCCTTTAAAATATTGGGTACCGTCGCACGGGTGGTATCGGTATTGCGGATTGCTTTATAAATAACATTTTGAGATAAATTATCAACTTGCATATACTGATGGCCTTCGGTATCCACAACACTCAAAATGTCTGCCACATTTGTATTGGATAAATTCACCTTCAAAAATCTCTGGAAATTTCCTATTTCTCGCTCTTCTACCACCCCGTGGCCAGAGATAGCGCGCCCCAGAGCTCTAATAATATAAGATGTGGCATCCCCATTGGTAGCATCCGCTTCGCCGGCGACCATTTGATTAGTGGGTGTTGAAAAATCTATGTCTTCTAATAGTGTATAAGACCCACCCCCCATCGAGCCAAAAGTAGAGCCGGCTCTTAAAACACCCGCATACTTTAGGTCAGGGCCTCCGCCAATATTGGCCGCAGGTACCTTAATGTAAAAAGTTAAAAGACCAAAAGAGGAAGGACTTGTGGGAAGACGAAAACCAAATTGCCGAGCGTGGCGTACAACGTTTGTGTACTCAATAGCCGAGTCGAAAAAACTCTCGTTTGCCTGGTAATCAACATAAAATGATAAAATATCTCCAATGTAGGAAACAGTATCTAGCATTAGGGAACCGAACGACGCTTCGCCAAAATCCTTATAAGTATTAGGGTAATAGCGCTTAGCGTAATTTTCTAAGTCTTTCCTAATCGAATCAAAATCGCGACTAGTATAATCTATGGATTGCAGTTTCTTTGGCATTGAAAAGTCCGTTATTAATTAGTTACCAAATCCGATTTCAAGCGTAGTACTCGATTGTAATGGTACGATTGTAAAATGTATAGAAATAGATAAATCATGGGGATAGTAGTCAAGAGCTCCTTCGGGTATAGAAAAATCAATTCTATTTACTGCAATAAAAGGCAGGTATCTCTTTACTTGTGTAAGGATACGATTGTTAATTTCAGCATAAGTTCCAGGCTCGTTCTGCTCGAATAAATACGTTTTTAAGCCTACACCAAAATCTGGATTCATTATTCTTTCCCCGGGGGCCGTTAATAATAGCATTTTAAAATTTTGCTTTGCTAGCCCTGCATACGTTTTGTGCAGTCGATATGGGCCGTCGACACTGTCGACTATCAACGGCAATCTTGGTGAAAGTCCTGACATATTATTAGTTCCTCTCTATAATTAACACTCACTTGCACTTTCTTCCCCGGAAACATTACTCATGGGGTCTCCCGACTCATCAGATTCATCTGACTTCAAGGCATCCTCCAGCGCATTCTTTATTAACATCAGTAATAGATACACAATTCCAAACGGGCCCGGGGGCAGCATTAAGAGGCCCAAGAAGGTCCCAGTGAAATCCACACCATCCATATCTATTCGAGGGAACAAATTATCCCTAATTGCCTCTGGAACATTATTTCGCGGATCACGAGGATCCTCTTGGCCTTCTTGATAAGTGAGATCGGTAATACCCATACCCGGCTCCCAGAAAGGTCTGGAGACGCCGTTGGCGTCGGGCTTGGGTCGATTCCCCAAGAACACTGCGCCCGGGACTCTGAGGCCCTCCGTTCCCAAGAAGAAGCCGGAGTCCGGCGCCGGGAGGCGGCCCCGAGTATCCGTATCAACTCCTCGGCGATCTTTGCCTCCATCCCCTGCGTTTGCGCCGTCGCCAAGAATAAATCCTTGGGTTGCAATCTCCATGGCGATAGCTAAGGCACAGAACATGAGTTCCATAACCTTCTCCCCAGTAATGTCCGGGAATGGCCCCACGCCCGGTGTAGGAGCTATGTTCGCTTCTGCTTCTGCTAGAGCCTCAAGCGCATTTACTATGGCACCCCAGGTCTCTGGGCCTACAATACCATCAATAGTAATCCCCTTGTCGGACTGAAATTCTTCAACATGAGTTTCTGTTTCGGTACCGAAGATCCCATCTACCCCGTATTGCTCAAGGGTATATCCTAATTGTTCGAGCTTGGCCTGCAGGATAAACACGGCTTCGCCTTGAGATCCATTCTGCAAAACCGTGTCTATGGGTAGGGCCGCGATCTCGGCTGCCGCGGCTGCCAAAACTGCAGCTGCTGTGTCTTCAGCGGCTAGCGCAGCTTGCTCTTCTTGAATGGACTGATGAATATCGGTCGGGTCGAGGTCGGGTGTCGCAGGGTCGAGGTCGGGTGTCGCAGGGTCGGCGGCGGGCGGAGGATTTACTGGAGTTGCGGGGCCCCCTCGACCGGTTACCCCCTCCTCTAGAATCTGAATAGCCAGAGTATTGCCCTCACGTGTCAGATTACGTGCCTCCGACCATGGGGTTGATGCTGCAGCGCGGGTCTCGCGCGTGAGCCACTCTCCGTCGGAGTTCTTTGCGTACTGGTAGGTGCGTACGCGGCCAGATTTAGACAAGGTATATTCTACGACACCTTGAGCTTGGCGTGGTGCGCTTGGAAAGCGGGAGATGAATTCAGATTTTCCGTGTGTCTCAAGTCTATGAATTGCTACTTCATTAGGTTCGGGCTCTGACAAGTTAATCCAGGGGGTGTTGGGGTCGCAGGGGATCCCTCGTGTGAACCATATCGCTGGGGATCCCGGAGGCTCTTGAGGGAGGCGGCCATATTCATATTTTTCATCATACTTGCCAGGAGATAATTCGAGCCTGTACAATTGGGCTCCCGCTGGAAGACCGTTGGCTTGGGCGGGGGCGTTAGGAGCGGCATCGGTCGGGGCTTGGGCGGGAGCCGGTTCTGTGGCGGCGGCACGTTCGGCCTCTTCGGCGTCTAGTTGCGCCTGTGACTTGGGGCCTTCTCGCAAAAATCTAATGGGCTCAGACTTGTCAATTGCCTTAGACAGCTCGAGAAAAATAGCGGCCGTAATCTTGCGGATCAGGTTGCTAATTCCCACGTGCGGATCCATCATCTCTGAAACACCCCGCAAGATGTTAATGGGAGTCTCGATCAACATCTTCAAAATGAAATCGCGCGCAGACGGACTTACGGTGTCAAGGAATTCGTCATCGCCGGCC